TCACCGCACCCGCCCGCTCTGGCTTGCCTCGATCCGCTGCAGGATCTCGCGGGTCACCCGCATGTCTGTGGCGAGGCTGTTGAGCGTGCTTTCCACCGCCCGCATGGCCGTCGCCGAATCGGTCGCCTGTTTCTCGACATTGCCGATGCGGAATTCGTGATTGTCGATCAGCCGCGGCAGCGCCTCGAGGCTCGTCACGCGCTTGTCGATCCGGTCGATCGCGGCGCGATTGGCGGATTGCCCATCCGTCAGCCGCGCCCAGGTCGCTCCCCATGCGGCAATCCCGCCGGCGAACCCGATCAGGATCACGATCGTGTTGAGGTTCCACTCCCATTTCCAGGCTGGCGCCTTCACTGTGGTCATATCGCTGTCCTCGCTCAAGCCCCTGCCCCTTCAATCTTCGAGATGGTCCGTGGTTCGATCGGCGAAAGTCACTTCCGGCAAGCCGCATCGCGCGCGCACTGGCGGTTGTTGGAGGCGATCGACGGCCCAGCCGTCGCGTCCTGCGATGCCGCCCGCGCCGCAGCGGGATCGGCAAACCGCACGAACTGATAGCCGGCGCCGTTAGTCGCAAGCCTCGGCTGGCAGGCCGCTGTCATGCATGAACACAAGACACTGATCGCGATCCGAAAGACGATTGAACTCCGCATTGTTCTTCTCCATTTGCGTGATGCGCTGCCCGGCCTCTTTCGCCGCTTCGAGTCGGCCGGCGTCCTTCCCGTCGCTCCGTCCGGCGAGATAGAGCGGCCCGGAAACGAGCAGCGCGCCGGCCAGCGCGGCGACGCCGAGTTTTAGGTAATCCGCGATTCCAAACGTCAGCATGATTTCCAAACTCCGTCGGTCAGCCATCCATGCCAGTGTCCGACGTGATGCACGCTCGGCGTGAGAGTCGGCGCGGTCGTTGATCCGTTCCACGTCCACGACGGGCCATCGACTGGCTTGTATCCGTCCCCGGCCGAAAGCGGTGCTTTGGCGCCGCAGCCGCAAGGGCAGCGATACCAGAACGACACTTCCTTCGGATCGTCTTCATGGCGCGCGATATGGATGGAGCCGGCGATATCCGATCGAAAGAAATCGTCGCGATCCTCGAAAAGAACCGCCGTCACCGGTGGAGTTCGAATTTCAGACATGGCAATCCCTCTTGAGTGTGTCACCGCTTAGCCGATCAATCCGGAAACCGAATGCGCGAGCCACGCCACGCCGGCGAGCGCCGCAGCCGGCCCGGCATAACCCGGCCCCCAGCCGAGGGGAACCGGCCGCATCATGTCGGCATACATGCGCAGGAATGACCAGCACACGCCGCCGACGATCAGCATGATCGGGATAATGAAATCAGCCATCGGTCAGCCCTCCACGCCGGCACGGATTTCGCGCACCGCGGCCATGATCTGCCCGCGCAGGAGGATGATCAGCGCGAGCGCGACGAGCGAGACACCGCCGATCGCGAGCACCGTCTGCCACTGCGCGCCGAGCAGCCCGGTCATGGTCGTGCCGATAGAGCCGCCGAGCGCGACGAGCCAGCTCGTGCGGTCGGCCTTCGTCTTCACCTCCCTCTCCACCTTCGGCGGCAGGACGGGCTTTTCCTCGACGACGGGGGATGCGCTCACCTCCGGCCGCGCCGCCTCGCCGGGTGTCAGCGCCAGCAGCGCCTTTTGCAGCGCCGCCCGCGTCTCCGGCCCGACATCGCCGTCGACCTCGATGCCGGCCGCCTTCTGGAATGTCCTGACCTCGCTTGCATGGTAGCCGAGCAGCACCAGCGAAACCCGCGTCAGCCGCTCCACCCGGTCGGCAAAGTTGGTCTTTCCGCCGTTGATCCGCTTGGTGATCGTCTCCACGTCGCCGCGATCGGCGAGGACGTTGAGCGACTTGCCGGTCGGGTTGCCCTTGTCCCAGTACCAGAGCGGCCCGAGGCCCTCCCAGGGATCGGTGTTGATCAGCTCCGGCTGCTTCTCGAAATCCGGCGGGTCGAGGCCGATCGACCGGCACCAGTCTCGAAAGGCGACATAGTTGCCGCGGCCGGTGATCTGCATCGCAGTCCGGCCCAGGAATTTCTTGCCGTCGCCGTCCTTCGCCGGCGTGTTGCCGATGTCGGTGCGCGTGTCATAGCGCGCCTGCGCCTTCGTCGGGCCCCAGATCTCGCGATCGTAGCGAAAATCCCCGCTCTCGTGCATCACCTGGGCGAGAAACTGCGCCAGCCGATGCGGCCGGTCGAGCCCGACCTTGGCGCCGTATTTGTCGAGCGCCACGAGAAGCGAAGTCATGTTAGCCTCGTTCACGCGCGATTTTGCAGCCGCGCGCAGCTGCGCCGGCGAGATGATTCCGGTCATGGATGTATCCTGATATAGTGGTTAGCGGAAGCTGGCTCGCATGATGCAGATGGACGAAGCGCGTCTAGGAAATAAACCTGACGATACTCTTGAACATCTCAGAATGGCCGAAATCATTCGGGTGCAGGTTATCCGACAGGAACGTGTCCCCATTGATGCCAAGCTGTGCGGTCATGGCATAGTTATCAAGGAATGGTAAACCAAGTCTCCTTGCAACCATGGCAATTGCCTGGGAAACCTCAGCAGTCGAATAGTAATAGGTGCCGCCGCCGCCTTCTTCGCTCGTTCCGATCGCCTGCGGTGGCGCCATCAGGGCAATGTTGGCATTTGGCCTGTTTTCACCGATCCATGTTATGATAGTCGTGAGGCTATCGATGATCTGCTGTGGAGCCCTCGGTTGTGTCGTATGACCTCTATCGTTTGTTCCGAGCTGAATGACGACGTGGTTGGAGTCCGCCGTGAGACCATCGGCCAAGAGGGTTCCAGTCGGCACCCATTCGGTAGACATCGTGCCGATGATGCCCTGATTGACCACACGGCAGATTCTGTTGTGTTCCAGCGCCTCGATACGGAGATTCTGTGTCGCAGAGTTGTTCACCACTCTGACGACATGCTTACCGAGCGCAGCAGAGATCATATAGGATTGTGAATATGCCGCAGGAACTCCATAATGGCTGACAGTCGCCACCGCGGATCCGTCGACATAGACCGTAAACGTTGCGCTCGGGTCATCCCCGATTGTGGTGAACCAGACTGTTATCTCATCACCAAAAAATGTGAACTGCATTTCGTTTGATGGCGGAACGCTCGTGTAGCGGTATAATTTTCCACCACTCGCGGCAGTAGACGTCTTCGGCTTCGGAGCGCCGGTGGAAAGGTTAACCGTCACGTTTGGATTGTCCCATGGCGCGATGAGATGTGACTGACGATATTGCCTGACGCCTGGTGCCGGGTTGCTGAAATTCTCCTGGTTGCATACCTTGTACCCGAGCCATCTTCCGAGTTTGTTCGCCCATGAGGAACTCGTAAGCACGTCACGCGGGTCACTCAGCGAGTGAGCCCGTGGCTCTGAAACGCCGGCATCTGATGTTCCGAGTCCCCAGGTAATTGAATCGCCGATCAGCGTAACAATGACGCTCCAAAGTGGATTGGCGATATCCGTGCTGAGAGCGTCAAACACCAACCTCGCCAAGCGAGACGTATTGTCGGCTGATTCCTTCTGCAGAGACTGGACATCAGGAACGGATGCCGTCCAATTCGGATAGGCAGTCTGGTTGAGCGTGATTTGTGCGAGCGACCATGATGCCCAAAACCCAGTAATGTAGAAATTTGCTGTGCGTGTTCCAGCATCATTGAGTCCGGCGTCGATCCGCACACATGTCTTTGCCGCATTGAGCGCGATCGTGCCGGTGTATCGCCGCGTATTCGATCCGAGGTCTGTATGTGTCAACGTCCCGTTGGATGACATGATTGTGACGTTCGTTCCATCGGAATACCTAGCATAAACCTGCAGACCGTTTGCATTTCCGAACGTCCAGTTCACAGCGCTGGAATGAACCAGCATCGATACCAGAATGTAGCCACCAACGAGGTTAACCTCCTGGATAACGAGGTTGCCGTTTCCGCCGAGGGACGCAGGGACATATATCGCCGTCGTGCATCCAAGGTCAGCTATTACCTGGCTGTCACACTTGTTGAACCGCGCGCTATACGCAGAGTAGATTCCAGCGTCTGGCGAGAATAACTTAACACCATCTCCGTCATTGGCTAGATTACCATTGCGAAACAGATTTGCATGCGCCGAAAAATTGCTGACGGTGTTCGTAACAGACGAAAGATTTGCATTCAGTGCAGACTGATCGGATATCTGCTGAAACGTCAGCGCAGTAGTTCCGACGACGATAGTCGCAGGCGTGGTGCAGATGAACTGCTTTCCACCATTTGCTGTTCCGCCCGTAACGTAGACGGCCATTCCGAGGATTTCCGCGGCTGAATCGGCGTCTGTTGCTCTTGTCCACGCCCCAGACCCCGTCACCCAAATGCCGTTTTGCGATGCGGTCGTATTGTTCTTGACGAGAACACGACTTGCACTAGTCGTGATACCGTCAATCGTCTGCTCGCCGGAAAGAGTGATATTTGCAGTTGTGGAAACCGCAACCGGCTGTTTCCATTGGGCGCCTGATGTGGCAATCGACTCGATAGCATCAATACGGCCGTCGATAACCGATATTTCGGATTCTATTGCATCGATCCGATCGTTCGCCGCGCCGATCCCGTCGTCTAGGACAGTCTCGATCTCTGTTCCCCAGACTGCGGCGTCACCGGGGACTATTTGTCGCGCTGTTCCGTCGATATTGTAGGGCGCAAACACGCTCTCTGCCGCCTTTGTCAGGACCGCCATCTACCTCTCCATAATGTTTTGATGTGCTGTTTTTCGAACACAGACCGGCTCACGGCGCCGGCGGCGTATAGTGATAGACGAGGCCGGGTCCCTCGGTGCCGTTGCTCGTCAGGCACTGAAGCAGCCACTGCACTTCCTGCGATGCGGCAGAATCGCTGAAGTTGAGATCCTGCATCGGACGTCCGGCATAGGTAACGACGTCGAACCAGTCGCCCCAACCGAGAATATCGTTGTAGATCCGTTTCCTCATCCGGATCGCCACCATGTTCAGGCTCGTGCCATGGACGGACACATTCAGCGTCCCGGCGTCTATGCCCCCGCTCGATGCCACGGGCATGGTCGGGGCCGTGTTGTCGATTGCAACGATGCCATTGAGGATCTCCGAGAATGGACTGCCGTCCTCCCCGTTGAAAATCCGCACGCGACAATCGACCGTGACGCCTTCCAGATCGCCGGCGACATAAGCGAAATTTGTCCCCTCGGTCATCGCCGTCCAGCCGTTCGGCAGCGCGCCCGTATAGGTTCGGTAATTCGCCTCCGAGAGGTCGTAAGTTCCGGTGAGCGAGAAGCCGATGCGGAATTCCCGTGATGTATCCGGATAGACCACCTGCACCATCGCCGTCGGCGCATTCGGCTGCGGGATATCCGACGTATAGCCGAGTTCCGGCACCTCGTCCGGCGCATCGGCCTCGTCTACGGCCGGGTTCCACGCCGAAAGCGTCGGCCAGATCGCGAAGGGAATGTCGACGAGCCCCGCTTCGTCGTCTATCTCAGGAGCCGCGAGGCTGACGAGCTCGATATCCCCGGTGTCCGGCTCGGTGATCTGGCCGTAATACCGCCCCCAGGCCGCCAGCCCCACCATGTTCGTCCGCATCACGCCGCTGTCGGCGCGGGAAAGCGCGAACATCCGCCGGGCGATCCGCTGCGCCTGCGATGCAGAGGGGCAGAACGGCAGTTTGATGTCGAGATATTTCGGACCGTAGCGGTCGATCTCGTCCTGCACCCGCGCCCAGGCGATGCCGGAAAGGTCGATCTCCGCCATGTCGTAGTTACGCTCTGGTGAATAGTATTCGAGCCGGCAGATGTTCGGCCGCTCCACCGCCTCCGGGCCGGATTTCCACGAATATTCGACGATGTCGATCGGATCGAAATCGATCTCGGATGTCGGCACGTCGTCGATCAGGTCAAACCAGATTTTCCCGGCATCCGTCATCCGCAGCACGACGCCGGCGGAATCCATCAGCTGCTGCATGGTCGCGCCGCGCTCGCTCTCCCATGCCCACATACCGGAGACGCGCGAGCGCTTTTCCGTACCGGTCTTGGTCGCAACCAGCACGTCGGCCTTGTTCGCTGATGCGGCGATCAGATCCCAGTCGAAGCCGTCGAAACCGAAGGCAGGGTCGCGCCGCAGCACGTGCGCGCAAGCGAGGATGCCGTTGTCAGACCATGCCGTCAGACCTGTTCGCGGATCGTATATTTTTGAGGCGCGCGCCAGCCATTCCGTGTCTGGCACGCCCGCCTGATAGAGTTTCAGGTAGGTTCCGGATGTAAGGCCCGGATTGTAATAGGTGACCAGCGATTGCGCGATCCCGCGCACTCGGTGTGCCGATGTCCAGAGCGACGGGAAGGCCGTCACCAGCGCTGACCAAGCGGTTTCCGAACCCGTGCCGAGCTTGTCCTCGATCTTCATCCAGCTGCCGCCGCTGCGCTTCGGCCAGGGAGGGCTGGTGACGCTGCCGTCCGGATCGACCACGACCTCGCGACCGCCGACATAATAGGCCTCGATCGCGTCGATCGGCCCCTGCAGGCGGGCGACGAGGCGCCAGCGCGTCGAGCCGTCGGTATTGCCGAAAGCTTTCATCCCGCCGACACGAACGCGGCCGATCCCTTCGATGACCGAGCTGTCGGCCGCTTCGAATGTGGACTTGGCGTCGGATGGCTTGATCGCGCCACCGCGCCGGCCGCCGAGCAGCGAGACGGCCGCGAGGCCGCCTATCACGATCGCATTGGCAGCGATCGTTGCAATAGCGCCTGTCGCCGTTGCGGCGATGGCCGTGCTCGAAAGCAGAAACCCCTGAATTGCCGTTGCGAGCAGCGAAACCGGGTCCGCGAGCACGTCCGGCGCCGTGGCGAAGTAGGAAACGCCGGCGAGCAGATAGACGCGGTGAAGCATGTGAAACTTCATCGGATAGACCAGCTCCGAAGGATGAGGCGAGGACGCAGGATCGCGATGCCGCGCGGTTCGCCCCGCCACGCGAAATAACCGCCATGCAGGAAGATGCCGCCGACATCCCCTTTGCTGGAGCGGATGAGCCCGACATCGCCTTCCTGCGGATCGCCGGTCTCGTGCAAACCGGCATTGCAGAGCACGTCGTTCCAGAGCGCCTCGAGCGAGCCCGCTGCGTCTATCAATTGCATGGCCTCATCGCGGGTCGTCCAGCGCGGCAGTTCAATAGACGTGTCTAGCGCCGTTTCGAGCCATGCGGCCACCCACGCGGTGCAGTCGTCGACGCCCCAGACCATGTCGCGCGCGTTGGCCGCATCGATATGCGTCCGCAGCTTTTCCGAAAGCTCGTTCATGCCTTGATGATCTCGTTGACCTTGATGCCCACGAACTGCAGACCCTTGTCACCGGCGTAGCGGCGCTCCTGGTCGGCCGGCGTCCATCGCCCGCCGAACGGGTAGTTCTGGCTTTGCCAGAGGCTCTCGACCGTAAAGGACACCGTCCTGACGCCGATCCCCTGCGACGTCCGGCGCGGAGAAGAGAGATAGCCAGGAAAGAGCGGTTTCAGCCCGCCGGACCAGACTTCCTGCGTCTCCTGGTCGAAAGCGCACCAATAGATGTTGGCGAGCGCCCCCTCGATCTGCCGCGCCTCGTCCTTCACCGAGCGGATGAACTCCGCCGAAACGCCGGAGAGCACGATATCGACCTTCGCTGCCTGCCCGAAGCGCGGATCCTGCACCGCAGAAATGGAAACGATCTGCCGTCCTGCGGGATCGGACACGCCGATCCACTCAAAGCCGCCGACGGTCTTCCGTCCGACGCCGTTGTGCAGCCGCCACGTTCCGGATGGCAGCATCAGCTCCGCGAACCAGGCACGGGCGATATGCGGGCGCCGGAGAAAAAGCCGGTCCGCCTCGGAGAACAGAAAAGCCATGGCTTGCCGTTGACCTCAGTCCGCAAAATAGTCGCGCACGTTGTAATCTTCGACCTCGAAAAGGGAGATCGTTGTCTCTTCCATCATCGCAAGCCCGCGCGAAAGGCTTGCCGCCCCCTCGCCCGCCATCCGCATGGCGAGCACCGGGTTCAGTGTTGCCTTGTCGGTCGTGGTGAGAGCCTTGCGCAGCGGCGGCCAGATGCGATAGGTGCCGGGCGCGATCACCTGCATCACCATGTATTTCCCGAGATGGAACGGAAAGAAGCCGATGAAGTCGCCGTCATCGAGGCCGTGCCCCCAGAATTCATTGGTGAGGCTGACGATCGTCGTGTCGTATGCCGCAGCGGCAGCAACCGAAACGACAGGCATGGACGCCGCCCAGTTCTCCCCGTTGCTCCATCCCTCGCCGTTAGACCATGTATTGCCGAAGCGCTCCACCTGGGCGCTGTAGCTCGCGCCGGCCTCGGAAAACGTCATCAGGTCGCCGTCGATGAAGGGAACGCGCGTCGCGTTCGCCCCGCCATGTAGCGCAGTAACCCATCCGCGTAGCCGCCGCGCGGCCCTGTCCTTGCAGACAGGGAAGGTGAAGGCGTATGTCCACCCGCCGAAGGCCGAGGCGACCGTCTGGGTGAAGTTTCCGATCGACGTGGACGATGCCGCGCCGACCGTCCGCGGTCCGGAAAGCGGCTGCGACGCACGGATACCGAGCCCGGACGGCCAGTTAAGCAGTCTTGCCATAGAGCCCGCCCCTCGTCTTGTGCTGGTTCACCGCCGCAACCGACCGTCTTTCGACGGAACTGTCGACCGCTTTCAAGGCCCGCTCGATCCGCGCCACCGCCCCCGCATCCGCCCCGCGCGCATCGATGTTGTAGACGGGGGCATATGTGCCACCGCCGCTCGCCCGCGACTTGCTTGGATCGTAGATATCGACCTGTTCCGTCGGGCTTTTGCGGAAGGCGACGACCTGGCTGTCAATTCCCCCGGACCCGCCCGGAAGAATGGTTCCACCATTGGCAAACCCGACAAGCCCGCCGAACAGACCCTTCAACAGCGATCCGCCGAAACCGCCACCAAACGACGCATTCTGCACCATGGCCGCGAGAACGGACTTGAGGGCATCGAGTGCAACGTCTCGCCAGTCCTTGGTGCCCTTGATCGCCTCGGCAAAGGAAGAGCCAATCCCCTGCCCCATGCCTTCGGCGGTCTTCTGCATGTCTTCCATCGCCTTGTTGGTATCTTTCGTGGCCTTTCGCAGTCCTTCCCACGGGTCCTCGGCTTTGGTTCCCGCTCCGCCGGCCTTCCCGCCCGTGGTATCCAGCGCCGTTCCAAGCGCATTGATGTCCGTAGTCAGCGATTTCGTTGCGTCGCTGGCAGAAGACCAGCTGCTGCTGATCGCCGTCGTCACGCTCCCGATCGGGTCACTGGCCATGATATCGGAGATGGCCTTGTTTCGGTCGAAAACCGCTTTGCTCAGTCGATCGGCATAATCGTTTTTGAGCGTTGCCCCCTGGAACTCCGGAGCTGGTATCTGCGGAATCTCTATGTCGATCGTGGATAGAATGCCGTTTGCCGTGGAAATGAACGAATTCAGCATTTCGACGGCTTTGGCGATCATGGTCTGCACGCCGGAAACGACGGCATTGACCGCCCCGATGACGGCGGCGCCGATGATGTCCGGAAAACTCGACCAGGCAAATTTGATGTCTTCGATCGCCGCCCGGAACGAGTTTATGATGACGTTTCCGGCATCCTTCACGACCTGCACGACGTCGACGCCGACGGCCTGCTTTATCTCGTCGCGGAAATGATAGATGGCGACGATCGCCGTAGCGATCCCGAGAGCGATCGCGCCGAGCGGATTGGATGCAACCGCGACGGTCACAGCGCGGATCGCGCCGACAAGGCCGGTTCCGATCGCAACGGTTGCCGATCCGACCGCTGATAGCAGTGCCGGCCCGAAGGCAACCGCCAGCGCACCGCCGGCAACCGCCGCATATTCGGCGATCTGCGGCAGATATTGCAGAAGACCGACGGTCGCGCGCGCGGCGACCACGAAACCGTCACTGATGACGGCGAGCGCCGGCGCGAGCGTAGCTGTCAGCTGCGTCACGACGCCCTTCCCGGCATAGCTGATGCGCGAAAGGTTGTCGTTGAACTGCTCGGCCGCCTTTCCGGTCTCTGCCGTGAGCGTCAGGCCCAGTGCATCAGCCTCGGCCATCATCTCCCTGAGCGCCGCGGAACCGCCGTTCAGCATCGGAATGAGATCGAGACCGGATTTTCCGAACAGCTTGACCGCAAGCGCGCTCTTCTCCACGCCCTCCGGCATCGCCGCGAACCGGTCGGCGATTTCCCCCATGACCACGCTGGAGGATTTCAGGTTCCCGGAGGAGTCCGTCGCCGTGACACCGATCTGCTTGAGGACATCAATCGCCGATTTGCTGCCGTTCTTTGCATCGGCGAGCATCGTAGACAGCTTCTTGACGCCGGTCGAAAGCCCATCCATTGAGACGCCGGAAAGGTCGGCGGCATAGCGTAGCTGCGAAAGCTCCTCGATCGGAATGCCGAGCTTCGCCGCGGCTTTCGACATGTCATCTGCCTCGTTGATCGCCCCCTTGACGGCGATGCCGAGCGCGCCGGCCGCCGCGGCGGCAGCGCCGGCGGCAATCGTGAAGCCAGTCTTCAGCGCCGCGCCGAACGCATTGGCCTTGGCCTGCGCCTTGCCGGCATCCTTGTCGAATTGCGCGGTATCCATCCCGAGGACGACGCGCAGGGCACCGATCACCGCATTTGCCATTGACTATCTGCCTTTCACCCAGGCCGTGACCTTTGCGAGCTGGCTGCGCCAGTCGCCGGACTTTGCCGTCTGCCGGTTCTCCGTGCGCGACAGCAGCTTTTCGAGCTTGACGAATTCCCGCGCCTTCTGCGGCGCGTAGGCTGTCAGATAGGCCGTATGCCACGCGGCCCATGCCATTTCGTCATGCTCGTGCCGCCGCCGCTTCATGGCGGCGGCGAGCACCATCAGGATTTCCCGGAGGGTCAGGCTCCAGAATTCGCCGGTGGCCTGCCCCGCCTCGATCCATGCGGAATGAAGATCCCGCCAGTTCAGCGGTTTCGCTTTGCCGGCGGCTTCGGCTTTCCCGGCGCCGCATTTTCCTCCTGATTCTGCTGCGGCAGCGATGCAACGATCACCTCGCCGACGATGCGCCCGACCTCGACCAGGTCCATTTTGGCCATGATGTCGCCGGCACCCTGCAGTGTGAGCCCCGGCTTTGCGGAGGAGAGCGAAGCGCGAAACAGCGAGCGCAGCATCTTGATACGCAGCTTCCCGCTTTCGACCATGCCGAAGAAGTCCGTCAGGATCTCGTCGGTCGATTTGCCGTGCTCGTCCTCCAGCTCGCACCATTCGTTTGCCGCAAGCTTGAGGTCCAGGCGTTCGCCCAAAATATCCTTCGAAACGATGCCCCTGATCTCGTTCGTCATGGCATGCCTCAGGCGATAACGGCAACGGTGGCCGCGCTCTCGGCATCCGTCGAGAAGTCGTCATTGGCGCCAGTGACGACACAGGTCACGGTGCTGCCGATGTCTGCCGTCACCGGAACATAGGCGAGCCCGGTCGCGCCGGTGACAGGCGTTGCAGCGACTTCCCACTGATAGGTGAGCGTGTCCGCACCGGCCCAGATGCCGGGATCGACAGTGAGCGGGAAACCGACCTTGGCCGTTCCGGTGATCGCGGGCGCGGTAATGTTGCGCGGCGCGGTCGGATCGGTGAGGATCGGCTCGCCGGAAACCTTGAAAGTGACGGATGCCGTCATCTTGTCGTCGGTCGGGGCATTCTTCTCGTAGCCCTGACGAATGCCGATGAAGAGAAGCTGTACGCCGTTCGGGAAGGTCAGGCGAAGCCACTTGCGCTTGCCCTTGGCGGCGATCAGCGCCTTGTCGGAAGCAGAGCCTGGAACATAGTTCATCTCGAAGGAAGCCTCGCCGGGATCGGTCAGACCGTCGATGAATTCCCGCGTCTTGTTCGGACTCTGCATATGCGTCGCGTCCGGCGTATCGGTCGTGTCCGAAGGCGGCGTAACGTCATAGATCTCGGAGAGATAGGTGAAGACGGTGGGCGTGGCCAGATCCGCCATTTCCATCGTGATGCCGTGCCCGATACGGGCCTGTGTGTCAGGCATGGTCGTGTCCTTTCGAGGTTGTAGAAGGCTCAGGCGGAATGCCAGAGCATGAAATCCGTCGATCGACGGTAGAGTGCGGCCTTCCCGGCAGGGCTTTCAGGCTGGGAATCCCGCTCCCCTGCGACGGTTCCCCCTTGCAGCCGGACCCCGGAGAATATCCCGCGACTAAGCTCGAGCACGCGGACGACCGCATCCACGCAATCGCGGGCGACTGTCGGCGTCGTTGCATATCCATCGATCTGCAGGCGGCTCTGCTTGAGACCTGAGCGTCCGGAGGCGACATAGTCGGGAAGACCGCCGATCACTGTAAGGATCACGTAAGGCGTTCCGGTCACGGATTGCGGAAGTCGACCCCAGTGCAGGCGATCGGAAACAAGATAACGCACCCGCGCATCGGCGAGCAGCAGGGCGGTGATCGCCTCTTCCATGGCCTATCTGCCTTTCGCGGCCTTGCGGGCGAGCCGCTTCGCTGCCTTCTGGATTTCGTCCCAAAGCCCGGTCTTGATGTCGTCGAGCGCCTTTTCCTTGCCGGCGTCCCATGCCGGCCTCAGATGCGGCTCGGCCTCCTGGTGCTCGTTTCCGAATTCCGTCTGGATTGCCGCTGGATCGTTCGGCCCGACATAGACCTCGACCGGGCTTTGCTTGCGGTTCAGCTTGGATTGCCGCCGGGTCAGCTTCGTTCCGACACCGTAGCTCGCTTTCAGGTTTCCAGTCGGGCCAAGCGGCGCATTCGTGGCGCCGGCCTCGGCGAGCGGACCGCCGGCATTCTTCAGCACCTTGACCGCCACGCGCTTTCCCGTCTGGCGCGGCAGCTCGCCGAGCGCACGATCAAGATCTCGCAGGCCTTCGACGCGGGTTCCCTTCACGCCTCACTCCTGCACCGCGACGCAATCGATTTCGCTGACAACGCGACGGCCGAGCTCGCGCACGTCGCTGATCTCGAAGATCTGCCCCTCGTAGGAGAGTCGGTCCTTCACGCCGATATCGGTGCGATAGCGGATATGAAACGTCATGACCCGTGCCCCGGCGATCTGCGCAGCTGTGAACCGTTCGCCGCCGCGCTCCGGCCGCTGCTGCGCCCAGACGGTGGCAACCGCGGCCCATCCCTCGATCGGCGTGTTCATCGCATCGCGGCCGGTCTCCTGCCACTTCAGCAGTGTTACGCGCCGATCCATCTTCCCCGCACGCATCAGAGCGCGACCCGCTTGTAGGCACCGACCAGTCGATCGACGGCGACGGCCTCCGGAAGCGATGCAGCCGAAACCCCGATGACCGTCTCTTCCCGGTTTTCGTACCAGGCGCCGACCGTCAGCAGGATTGCCTGCACGATCGGTGCCGGCACGGTCTCGTAACCGGCCGTGAAAGTGATGCTGACAGCACCAACCTCGTCGAGATCGCTCGGCAGGGCATAGGCGTCACGGAAGCGGCAGACGCTCCAGCCACCGGATAATGTCCTGAGGCTGTATTCGGCTGGATCGATCGTCGACACCTGCCCTGCGGAGTCACGCCATGTCACTGACGTGATGCCGGTGACAGGCGCAAGCGGGATCGAAAGGCACTGGGCGATGTCGTCATAATCCTGCCGCCAGGTCTGGAGCCCGAGACAGACCCCGCCAAGGATGCCGTTCCACCCTTCGAGCAAAGCCGTCGCCGCCGCAATATAGCCTTCGAGCAGCGTCGTGACCTCCGCCATCGCCCCCGCATCCAGGGCATCGGCATCGATCCGGCATTGCCGCATGGCCTGCGCAGCAGTGACGATCGGATCGGCGGCGGTGACGAGGACGGGGGCGATCATGTAATGCAGCCTTAGTTGACGAGGATGTGGAAGGTTCCGACCTTGGTGTCACCACCTTGGGCGACCTCGATCTTGATCCGATCGTTGGCGACAGCGATGCGATCGGCGACCGCGGTTCCACCAGCTGCGTAGAGCAGCGCTGCACCGGTTTGATCATGGGTAGGAACCCGAGGCTGTACGACTTCCGACGCATTGATGTTGGTGTCGGTCCATATCCCCTGGCCTGTCGCTTCCGACGTGATGGTGAAGTCCACCCCGTCCGCGAAATCCGTCTTCACGTAGTGCACGGCATGGACTTCGCCCGAAAGGCGCGGCGTATAGGCCGTAGCCGTTCCATCCGCGGCAGTGGTTACGGTTACTTTGTAGCGTTTCATGTTCACTCTCCTTTTGCGGCCAACTGGCCTCTACTTGGCCTTGCGGCCGGTTCTGGCCTTGTTCGCCGGTGCGGCGCCTTCGGCCTTGTTGAGCGGAGCACCCTCGGCCTTTCTGGCTTCCGGTTCGATCAGCTGCAGTGTCAGCGGCGAGAGATGACCAAGTTCTTCCATGGAACCTTGCCTGACCTCGCCTTCGTGGTAGATGCGGTCGCCTTCGTGCATACGAAGGACTTTCCAATTGAGGTTCTTGGTCATCTATCTTCCTTTCGATGCGGCGGGCGGATGCCGCCCGCCGGCAGCTACCGGCCCGTTCAGGCCGCCAGCGCGGTGTTGAAGTCGCCGTAGATGAAGGCCTCCGGGCGATAGACGGCGAGTGCCAGGCGCTCCTCGCCGAGGATCGTCACAAGGTTCTTGGTGAAGTCGTCGTTCTCGTAGCCGACCTCAACCCGGGTGTCCCAGCGGTCGAAGACCTGAGCGCCCATCATGAAGGCACCGGTCAGGAACTTGTTGACCGTCATCGCCTGCGTCTCAACGACGGGGAGCCGCCACAGAGTCGGCGTTACGCCGCCCTGAGGATTTCCGATGATGTAGCGGCCGATGTTGTCCTTCAGCGTTTCGATCGATGCCCAGTCGATCGGGTTCATGACCGTGCCGCTGGCCGGATACTCGGCGAGAGACGCCTGCAACATGGCAAGGCGGATGACGTCAAGCATGTTGAGATCGGCCAGGGCAATGGGAGCCGAATAGGCCGTCGCCTGCGGAATGATGCCGTGCAGGTTCTGGCCCGTATTGTCGCCGTTCAGAAGCTGGCTCTCCTCTTTGTATTCGAGACCGTAGGTTAGGCGAGCATCGATCATCGAGCGCAGCTGCGGAATGTCTTCCAGCACCTGCTTGGATGCTTTCATCCAGTGCGCAATGACCTTGGCCGACGTGCTCTTGAGGTCGAGCTTGATATCGGACGACGGCTTGGCAGCACCTTCGGCCACCATGCCGGCGTTGTTCGTAAACCCGGTTTCCTGGACATATTCGACGGTAGACCCGTCCATCTGCCCTGGCGCGATGAGACTGCGCACGGTCATCCGGCGCTGCGGGAGCGGCTGGATACCAGCGAGCCGTGTCGGCGCGATGGCATCGCCCACAGAGCCGGCGGCATCCGTGGTGAGCGACGTCAGTGTCGCCTTGATCCGCATGTCAGCCTTGCCCTTGGTCGGATTTTCGGCGAGCCACGACTTGACATTCTCGTCTTCGACGAAGCGCTCGCCGAGCGACTTCGGCCGCTCGTCCTCGGACTTGGTGACACGGCCAAGCTTCTGCTCGATTTCGGAGACCTGCTCCTGAAGCACGTTCATCTTGATCAAAGCCTCATCGGCCTTTTCCTTTAGCGAAGCGGTGAGCTGCTCTCCGCTCTTGGACTTGCCGAGCGCCTCCTCGGCGACGGCCTTGACGGCATCGAGCGCATCGTTGAATTCCTTTTTGACCTTTCCGGCCAGCTCGGCTGGCGACGGATGGCCATCGCCGTCCCGCAGATAACGTCCGGCCGCGCGTTCGTTGGCAGTCATGGCGCCAAGAATGCCGAGGGCGGCCATGGAATAGATGTTGCGTCGCATGGTGATATCCTTTTCGGAGTTGAGGATCAGTTGGAGAGAAGGGCGCGCAGGAAGGCAGCGCCGTCATTCGCCTTGTCGCCCTCGGACTCGCTCCGAATGGCCTTCGCATAGCCGTGCGAGGCGATCGCCACAGCCATGCTTTTCGGAACCCCTGCCTCACGCAGGATGTCCTCGAATTCTTTGATCGGCATGGGGTCGCCGTCGCGCAGCCGCCGGGCGAATTCGTCCATGCGTTCTGATTTTACCGATTCGATACGGGCGCGGCGGTTTGCCGGGAAGGACACGGGCGATATCTCGCGCAGGTCCAGTTCCTCAAGGTTCCGGACATTGCCGTCCGGCGTGACCTTCACTTCGCGGTATCCGATAGACAAACCGCCGATAGCACTGGCCTTCATCAGCGCGTGCGTTTCCCGCGCCTTCTGGACCTCCAGAATAAGCCGTCCTTTGCCCCACAGTCCTTTGGCGTCCTCGGCAAGGTCTTCCCATATGCCGATTGGTTCTGAAGGGTTATGCTGCCAGAGCATCAGTACGTTGCTACCCTCGCGACGATGCTTGGCCAGCGATGCGACGAAAGCGCCCGGCATGACTTTCTCGCCGTAGCTGTCGACATTGCCAAAGATCGAGCCATATCCCTCGAAGGTTCCGTCTTCAGAAAGGCCCTTGACCTGCAGGGAAAAATCCTTGGTCTTCATCGCGTCTCGTCCTTCGCTGGTAGCTGCTGCTGTCCGGCCTGCTCGATCGGAAGCTTGGAGATCTGGGCGGTGAGCGGAACATTCTGCATCTGCATGCGCGGCACATCGCCACCCGCAACCGGCGGCATGTTCTCAAGAGCCCGCACTTCGTTGATCGTCATCCAACCGTTATTGAGGGCTGACTGGTAGAAGTCTGACCGGGCTTCACTATCGCCACGCAGAAGACCTTCCAGGTTGAACTCGATGACGTATCCGTTTGCTCGTTCAAACGCCGTCAAGAGCTGTTTCATCAGAGCTTGCTCGATACGTTTCAGGCGCCGACGCAAGACGAACTTCTGGAAGCCGATGGTCTGTTCCTTTAGGCTCGTTCCCCATCCAGAAACCTTCTCGGTATGGCCGATCATGAAGGGAGGCACACCGAAGAAGCGGCAGAGTTCCTCAACCGAAAACGATCGGGATTCCAGCATCTGCGCGTCTTCGGGAGAGATGGTGAGCTGCTCCCATTTGGTGCCACCTTCGAGCACCATCGGCTTTCCGGAATTGGCTGCACCGACGAACTGTGCCAAGAGTTCGTTGTGTGCGGTCTTCCGCTGATCGGCAGTCAGGAACTTGTCGAATGTCAGCACGCCGGACGGCCTCAGGCCGTTGCGAAACGTGTTCCCAGCCGCACGATCGACGGCGCGCGCAAGGCCTAAGGCATGCCGGGCGAACTGTAGCGTCGAAAGACCGCCCAGCGGATTGCCACCAAATCCCCGGATATGCAGTACTTCGCTGCTCGTTGCGACGAAGCTCTTGCCTTCCTCGCTCCATCGATACTCAAGGTCGCCGTTTGCAAGACGGCGCACCTTTACCAAATCGGGAATTATCGGATGCAGCGATGCAACAGCTCCGGCATTGCGCTCAATTCTCGCATATGCATTGCCGTACAGTTCGAGCGATGCAGCCATGAATTCCCAGAAGTCTACAGCTGTCTGATCAAAGTTCGGGCTGTCATGCAGGATACGGTAAAGCCTGTGATCGCGCGCGAGCACTCGCTGCCCACTTCGATCGGGGCGAAAGACTTCGATTGGCAGGCTCGCCTGCGTTCCGGCGAGCAGATTGACGCAACCCCAGACGGCTGAAAGGCTCAACGCCGATGGCGCTGTGGTGCTTTCGCCGGAATCACTTCGCATCGAGTCGGCAATCCACCCATCTGGTTCGCGGATTGTCAGCGTCCGGATGACGGTGTTGGCGGCCTTGATGGCGATGTTCCGGAGATACTTCACTTCGCACCTTCCAGGCTCTTGAAATAGTCGGCCATGCCATCTTCCTCGCCGCTCATCGCCAGCCCAATGCCCATGACGGCAGCGACGATGCCGTCGATCTTGTCGAGCGAGTTCTTTTTGTCCGGAACGTAGTTCAGGTTCACGTCGAAGCGGACGGAACAGTGCCCGGCCATCCATGCCAGCACCGGATGCCCACCGTGCTCGACTTTCCCGGCAAAGACGAGCCGCTCGAATTCCTTGGTCGGGCCACCCAGCGTCTGATGCCCCTGACGCATTTCGATCTGCAGCTTGGCATCCATGCCGTCGTTCTGCAGGTCGCCGGCCAGCTTGCGCGCGTTCCACGGGTCGAAGCCGAAGGCCTGCACGTCGAACTGGCCGAAGGCGTCCTTGATCGCCTGCTGCACGAAGCTCTGATCGACGCTGTCGCCTGGTGTCGTGCGCAGGGCCCCTTCCCTCACCCACTTTTTCCAGTCGACCCGGCGGTCCTGCTCGGCCCGCTCGTCGAGCGTGGCCTCTGGAACCCAGAAAAGCGGGATGATCACCCACTCTTCGCAGTCATCGTCGGGTGGAATGACAACGACAAGCGCCGTCAGGTCGCGGGTCGACGACACGTCGCAGGCGAGATAGGCTTTTCGACCCTTGTGTTTGGCCCAAAGCGTCGACCATGACTTTGCATCGGACGTGCAAAGCGCCCACTTCGATCGCGGTATCCAGCCGGAAACCTGATCCACCCATCGGTTGAGGTGGTAGCACTGAAAAACGGCTTCCTGTGCCGGGCGTCCCTTGGCCTTCTTGAACTCAGTGCGAAGATAATCGAGCGTCGGCGTCAGACCGAGGCTCGGATTCGCCTTGCGCCAGACCGCCTCGTCGGTCCAGTCGTCCTCGTCATCTATCCCGAAATAGACGACCAGCGTGGTCGGATCATCGAGATCCCCGCGCATGATCGCGATCGACTCTTCGAACCACTCGTAGCCGGTGCGGTTCTGTTTCCGACCGGCCGTCGAAGCATAGAGTTCGATCGGCTGGAGCCGTGCGCCGGTGCCCTGGCGAAGCGTGTCGGCGAGATCTCGGGTCTTCCACTCGTGGATTTCGTCGCCGACGATGACGGTCGGTGATCGTCCGTGTTTTCCGTCTGGGGCGCCCGTCAGCAGTTGGCAGAGCGATGATGTTTCGCGCAGGAAGATGCTCTTGTCATGCAGCGAGATGCGCTCGTTACCGCGGGCATCTTCCATGAGGCCGTTCGCCTCGCGGATGATGTCCTGCATCTTGCCGAATGGTATGCGGCCCTGGTCTTCGTTGCGGCCGAAGACGTAAGCCTCGGCGCCGTTGACCTTTTCGAGCACGAAGAACAGCACGCCGAGCGTGGCGAGGAATTCCGACTTCCCGTTCTTTCGCGGTATCCACAGGTCGAGCCGGCGGAACACCCTCACATGCTCGACGCTCGGCTTGTGCGTCGCCGGGTCTATGACCTCGATCGGCTTTTTCCATCCGACCAGTAGGCGGACCGTGATCTCCTGCCACTTGACCAGCCGAAACGGAACGCCGCGAAAGCGGTCGTTCGTCAGCCGGAAGATCTTCGACCACTGCTCGACGATCCTGTCGGCCTTTGCGTGATCGAACCATGCACCTTCGACAGCCGCTGCCCTGTTCCACGCGGAGATGGCCCAGGCATATTCCGGATCGTCGGCGACGGCGGCGAGCCAGTCCGGATAGGGCATGGCCAGCGGGAAAGGCGCGGCCATTTTGCTGCCCTCAGTTCGGGCGCGCGCCCGGCGGTGGGCTGTCCGCGCTGTTCATCAGGTCCATGGGGTCTCCGCCGGCGACGTGCTTCCCGCTGTCTTCGTCCTTCGCCGGAGCGGACGGCGGATGAGTGCCGCCGAGCGGGAGTCGTCCCTGGCCGGCATTGAAGCTTTCAATGCGGACGAGGTCCTGGTCGCGCACGGGCGTGAATCCGAACTCTGCATCGAGGAGCCTCAGCGCCGTTTCAGCCTTGGCCATGAAGTCGATGTTCGGGTGCGTGCGGTAGACATACTCGCCGTCACCCTTCTTCACCTTGACCGTCGCGCCGCCCTTCGGAAGATCCCGCCGGAGCTGCTCGCCTGCAGCGAAAAAGAACTGGCTCCACATGCAGTAGCGCGCGAGCGTGTGGCGATATCCAGGACGGCGCCGACCCGCCGCCTTAAGCACCTCCGATTTTTCCTTCCATATCTTGATCGCCTCCGACCAGTAGGCCGGAGCGTTCAGGAACAGCGCCGGAATCGGAAACGGATTGTCGGGCGTCGACGGCATGGAAGCCGCAGCTTCCGCCGCCGCCTCGATTTCCTTTTCGACCTTGCTTTGACGCCGACCGGGAAAGCCCTTGGCGGCCTGCAGCAGGGGATCATCCTTGCGCCGTCCCATCGTTTGCCATCACCCGTTTCGTGGAAGCGCCGCATCCGGTCCCCGTCCGGTGCAGAAAAAAAAGTTATCGCCAAAAATATCGCGCCCCCTTTTTTGATGTGAGGCTGCCGGTCTTCATTTGAGGGGCTGTGGACTTTTGCCCTCCCCCCCCCTTGTCAGGCCTCATCGCACCGCATGCCCTTCGCGATGCGGACGGCAAGAGGGCTATCAAGCCAGAGATCGGAAAGCGTGGCCTGACCGCGTGTGTACATCTGTTCGAGGCGTTGCTTGACGCTGTCGTGATGCCATTTGCATGACGACTGCCACATGTCCGTGTCCCAGAACTTATCAGGTTCTCCGTGGTGCGGATCGACGTGGTCGACGATCGTTGCTGCAACGATCATCCCTTCGGCATCACAGCCACGACACAACGGATATCGATCGAGATGCGTGAGCCGAGCCTTTCCCCAACGGCGGTTATACCCACGCTCGGCGGCACTGCCACGCCATTTGTCCGCGTCGCGCTTCTGTTCCTGTCTGGTCGGTGCTCCGGCAGGCCTGAACTGCTTTGCGCGCTTCATACCCTTTAGACACGACAAAGCCCGGCTCATCACCGGGCTCTCATCCGTCATCAGGTCATAGCTTTCGCACTGGCCCTGAATCGGTGCCTCGCTCGTCGAGGCTGTCAGGGCTGGGGCTGACCGGCGTACCGACCTCGGGATTGCTCCCCGCTTTCTAGGCGTTCTCAGAGGCTCACTTCAGGATCATCAGCTCATCCAGTGGAAGAATGACTCTCACAGTTTCTCGAGCATGGCAATAGGCATGGTCACCGGTGTCTCGCGCCCGAAGATGTTCACCGATACGACCACGTCGCCCTTGCCCTTGCTGTTCGGTGTGATCACTTCCGCGTCGAACCCGGAGTAGGCAAAGAGCTTGACGCGCACCTTGTCGCCGGCTTTCACCACGATCCCGCAATCCTGCTCCCAGTCATAGGCTCCGGCCTTGGCCATTGCCTGAAAACGTCCGACTTCCGAAGAACTTAGCCGCATAGGCTTCTCCGCTCCGCCAAGCACGCCGATCACGTTGTCGACCGCCTTGAACGCCACCAGAACAGACGGGCTCGGGTCGCTCTGCACCAGCACGTAACCGTAGATCACCGGCTGCATGATGCCAGGAATGACCCGGTGCCGACGCCGCAGATCCGGCCCTTTCCGTTGCGGCACGAGCGAGGTTATCCCCAGGACTTCGAGCGCGTCCTGCACGACGAATTCGCGCCCGGTCATCACCCGAAGCGCAAACCACGGCGAATCGGCGTGGATGATTCGCGATGCCATCTCCAGCATTTCGAGCCGCGCCTCCGCCTCCCGCTCGTCGAAGCTCGACCGAGCGCATGTTGCAATTGCCACGCCGTTCATCGCCCTATGCTGCATCATCGCTCGCTCCGTTCCTCGTGCCGTCCACTGCCGCCCTGAATTCCGCCATCGCGTCTTCCGGCTCTCCCGGCGGGAAGTAGAGCCATTCCGGCGATGGCTCCGGCAGCCATGGCCAGCCCATCCGCTCGTGCAGCGCCTTCCATCGCGCCGCCTCGTCGCTGTCGCGGTGCACCTTCACGAAGCTCTCCGCGATCGCCACGAGCGGCCCGTGCACCAGCATGCCGACACGCCTTTCGGCCTTGTCGTGCATTTCCGTCACCTTCGGCCAGCCATAGCGCGCCCGGCGCTGCCGCTCGATTTCCCGCGCCCGGTCGGCATCCCGCATCTGCGTCTGTTGCCATATCGTCAGCGCCGGCCATCCCCGCTCCGCCATTGGCTGCAGAAGCTCGGCAAACCGCCGCGCCATCCATGGCCGCGAGAACGGGTTGTGCAGCACCAGCGGCGCCAGGGCGGATGTCGGCACGTCCATCAGCAGCCACTTGCGCTCCCTGAGATAGACCGAGGGATAGACGAACGTGCCCTTGATCGCCTCGGTCGCCCTGATGAAGGCCGGCGTCCGCGCAATACAGTCCTCCCGCTCATCTGGCCGCATGGCCATCCATTCGCGCAGCGCCGCGTCCCGGCTCGTCCCGGCATAGTTCGGATAGGTCGGCCACCACTTGTCGAACTTGCGCACCGCCGCCTTGGGATTTTCTTCTCTTCCCTCGTTCGCGCTCGCGCCTTCTCTCTCCCGTTCTTCAGGAGGTGTTAAACAGGAGGTATTTAACATAGGTGCCGACTCTGGACCGGCAGGGGGTGCCGACTCTGGACCGGCAGGGGGTGCCGGTATACCGGCAGGGGGTACCTCCTCTTCCGCGTCTGAAATAGGACCGCATTCCTCGTCTTCGTCGGCGCGATATGCATCGAAATCATAGCCGGCCGGCGGCGCTGCATCGTAGATCACCCGGTACCAGTGCGCGCTGTCGCGGCCGTTCTCGCTCACCACCTCGCGCCGCTCCACCGCGCCGATCTCCACCAGCCGGTTGATCGAGGCCTGCACCGTGGAACGCGCGCAGCCGAGCTGCTCGGCAATCTTCACCTGGCTGCGGCGCGTCCAGCCGTGTCGCCGGTTGGCGTTGCGGCCGAGAATGCAGAGCACCTGCAGATCCTTGCCCTTGAGGTCCGGGCAGGTCACCACCCAGCCGGGAATGATCGAGAGCCGCGGTTCGTCAACGTCGCTCATTCCGCCGCCTCCAGGCTCACCAGCTCCCGCCGCACGTTGCATTCGGCGAGCAGCTGCACCATGCGCGGCGGCACGCTGTTGCCGACGAGGTGGTATTTCTCGGTCTTGGTCAGCTTGCGCGTCTTCCCGTCGATCGTGATCGTGTCCGGCAGGCTGCCCTTGGCAAAGCCGTGCGCGGCGGCCCCTTCCTCCGGCTCCAGCATGCGCATGCCGATGTCGGTGATCACGTATGTCTCGCGGCCGACCTTCACCGTTACCAGCCCGTGCCGGGCCTTGGCCGTCAGTGCGCCGAGCGGATCGGCGAGCGACTGGTCCTGTCCTCCCGTGCCGTAGTAGTGCTGCAGGAAGCCGAGGATCAGCCCGGCATGGCTGCCGCCGGCGGAAACCGTCGCCAGAGGTTCGCGGGCGTCGCGCCCCGCCTTGTCGGTGCCGCGCAGGTTGAGCATGGACGCGGCAACGACGCCTTGCTGCGATCCGGTCGAGGTCACCGTCGACAGCGGCTCCGCCAGATCGCGCGCAGGCTGGCCGGGATGCGATCCGGCCGAGTGCTGCGCCATGAAGACGGCGGAGACGCCGACCTGCGGCGAGGTCGTGACGGCCGCTAGCGGCTCTTCGATGCTTCTGCCCTTGCGGGCGTGTTTCGTGCCGTCCGCGCGCGGATCGCTGTTGTGCTGGGCGAGGAAGGCCGCGACCAGCGCCGCCTTGCTGCCGCCGGCGACCTGCGTTCCGAGCGGCTCGCCGATGTCGAGCGCCCGCGGCACCTGTCCTTCCCGCTCGCCATAGCCTGACTGCACCAGAGTCGCGGCGATCAATGCCGGATTGGCGCCGCCGGCCGTCAGTGTCTGCAATGGCTCGTCGGCCGCGCTGTATGGCTTCCCGCTGTTGCGCATGACGGCGAGATGAGGAACGGCAACCGCCATTTCCCCCCGATGCGCCGTCGTCAACGTCCTCAGCGGTTCGTCGAGCGAATGCACCCTGTCGGCCCCGCTATGGGTGATTGGCACGATGAAAGGCTTCGCCGCCTCGACGACATAGCGCACCACGCCGCGCGCCGTGCGCCGCTTGGTCGCCTCGGCCAGTTCCTTCTTTCGGCCGAAGATCGATTTCACCGGAAGCGAGAAGTCGATGATCGTATGCGCGCCGACCCACGGCTTGAGGCCGAGCTTCTTTGCCAGCTTGCGCGGCGCATGCGTCCGCTCCGGCCAGCTGATATCGCCGCCGCCGGCCTGCGCAATCCCGAAGAAGCGCTTGCGGATCGTCGGAATGCCGTAGTCCGCGCAGACGAGCACCCGACCCTCGAACCGGTAGCCGAGGCCGTGCATGTGGGCGAGCCATGCCCGCCATATGCGGCCCTTGTGCTTCGGGTCAGGGATCAGCCATTGCTGCTGCACCGGCACGCGCTCGCCCCTGGCGGCGACAGAACCGTCGAGCCGCATCACGCGGCCCGTCTTCGGGCAACGCTTGGCGATCAACGGCCCCCAGGTCTGGATTTCCGGCACGTTTTCGAGCGTGATCGTCTCCGGCCCCACCTGCCCCGCCCAGCGGCAGACCACCCATGCCAGCGAGCGACGACGCCGCGACACCGGCTTGCCGCCCTTGGCGACCGAAAAATGCGTGCAGTCCGGCGAGGCGTGCAGCACCCGGACGCCACGGCCCCGCGTCGCCTGTTTCGGGCAGACCTCGAAGACGTCGCAGCGCTCGTGCCGCGTGTGCGGGTGCCGCACCTGGTGCACGGCGACGGCGACCGGATCATGGTTGATCGCGAGATGCACCGGAAAACCGGCCATCTCCAGCCCGTCGCATCCGCCACCCATGCCGGCGAAAAGGACGACCGTCATGCGGTTGTCGAGGGAGAAGTTTGCGTTCATCCCTTCGCCCTCCGCACGGCACTTATCTGCAGCGTGCTCCTCGCCGCGACCATTGATGTCTCGCAGGCAACACGCATAAGCCCGGCCTCGTCCCGCACCGAGCGGCACGCCGTCAGCACCACGTCCAGATAGTCCGTCGCCTCCGGCCACTGCTGGGCTGCAAAGCGCCGGCGGATCGCCTGCTGGTAGGTCATCATCAGCGAGAGCGGCAGGCGGATCAGCCAGTCCGCCCGCGCGCCGTCATCCGTCATCCGGTCCAGTTCGTCGAAGATCGGCAGCTTGTCGTTCATGCCGCCGCCGCCTTCTCGTCGCTCGCCGCGCCAAGGAAACCGCGCGCCCTGTCGATCATGTCGTCGTGACTGCGCATCGGCATCAGCAGCAGGAGCCGCTTTTCGTCTCCGGTCCGGAAGACAACCGGCGCAAACGGTTCGATCTGGCTCATCGTCACCGTGTCCCCGCGGACCATGCGCAAGGTCTCGCGCAGGTAGCGCGCGTTGAAAACAGCGGATATCGGCGCACCTGCTGCCGCGTGGCGCTCGTCTCCGGAAACATCGTCGAAGTTCTTCGCCGAAAGCGCCACCGCACTGCCGTCGGAAACCACCGAGACCGGCATCACCGCGTTACGCGGAGAAAGCGCCGTCAGCCGGTTCAGCGCGCCCGTGAGCGCCACGCGGTCGAATTCCGCCGCCGGTGCATCCTTCGGGATCACCCGGCGGACATGCGGATAGGTCCCGTTGATCAGCTTGGCGACGAGCCGCATGCCGCCGGCCGCCGCCACGATGCGCAGCCCGGAGCCGGAGACGCCGAGGCTTGTCACCGGCGGCATTCCGGCGAGAAGCTTGGCCGCCTTGGTGAAGATGATCAGGTTCTTGAAGTCATGCGCATTGACGCCCTCGCAAAGCGCCAGCCTGTGCCCGTCCGTCGCCACCACGGCGTGGCCGAACAGACATACCCCGTTCAGGTAATAGCGCGTCTCTTCTCCGCTTGCGAAAGGCAGCACATAGCCGATCGCCTGGCGCAATGCCTCGCCGTCCACGGTGATATGCTCCCTTTTGTCGGGGAGCGAAATATGCGGAAAATCCTCCACCTTGGCGGTCGGCAGGCGATAGCGCCCATCCCGCCCGGCAACCACCGCCGGCCCGCCGGCCGCGTCTATGGTGATCGTCAGCGGCTCGTCGGCGGAAAGCACGGAGGTCAACGCCAGCATCTCACGGAAGGGCAACAGCCCCTCGCCTTCGAAGGCGGTCGCCGGAAGCGAGACGGAAAATTCGCAATCGAGGTCCGTCGCCGTCAGGCTCCCGCCGGCGCACTTGACCATGTTGAGAACCGGGATCGTAAACCGCTTCTCCACGACCGGTTTCAGCGCCTTCAGCGCCGTTTTCAGCATGCCTGCATTCGTCTCGATTTTCATGCTGCGACTCCTTCGTCCTTGCCGCCGCGTTCCACGGGGCGGCTGCTGAAACACGTTGATTTTGCTTGCTCTTCCGGCGGCAGATAGAAGCGCTCCACCGGCACGCCGAGCCAGCGGCAGAGCGCGATCACCTTGGCCGTGCTCACCATCTGCCCGCCCATGGCGCGGGAAAGGTCGGAGGCCGTCACGCCGATCTCGGCGCCGATGGCGCGGATGCCGCGCGTCTCTCCCCGGTGTCGCGCCCTGAGTGCACGGGCGAAGGCCCGCCAGTCGTAATCGGCGCGCGCCGGGTCGCGCCCGTTCGGCAATCCGCTCATCGGTATCCCTCCAGCATGATTTCCATCGATACGAGGTCGAAGCCGAGCGCGAACCACAGCCGCTCGGCATGGGCGGCCATCACCGGCTGGCCGCCGGTCATCGCCTGTTGCAGCACCGCCTTCGAGATATTGGCGCGTTTGGCGATCACCGCCTTTTCCGCCCGCTCGGCATTGCGCCGCGCGATGTCCTCCGCCCGCCGCTCCGGCGGGAAATGCGCCGCCAGATTGCCGGCATGCCGCACCTGGGCGGTGAGGAAGAGGCGCAGCGCATCGGGGGAGAATTCGGGCTTCATGGCGCGACCTCTCCGAGGTTGAGGCCGAACTGTTCTGTTTCCTGTTCCGCGCACTTCGGCGCTGATACGAACATGTCGCCCTGTCTGTAAGCATCCTCGATCCGACGGCAGGCGATATCGAAATAGGTCTCATCGATCTCTATTCCGACAAATGGACGGCCTGTCTTTGCGCAGGCAACGCCGGTTGTCCCTGAGCCCATGAATGGGTCCAGAACAGACGAGTTATGATGAAGGAACGATAGGCACCACATCATCAACGGAACTGGTTTTTGCGTTGGATGCAGGCCAGTTTCGCTCCTGGCAATCATGCCGTTCAGGCTATAGGTAAATTTCCTACACGCCTCGCCAGGGAGATTTGTCCATGCCAACTCGCCATCTCCATACGATGGCATTGTTTGCTGTTTGTCCCACCACAACCATTTTCCGGACGGTGGAAGGCGATCAGTAAAAAACTGCCCACCCCAAACAATAATGTGCTTTCCGCAATCGACGATTGCGTCAAACACTTCGCCGGCAGGCTTTTCCCGATCCCAACTTCCGGTATAGCGCGATGCCTTGCGCTTCTTTCCGGTTTTGCCGCAGTGTCCGCCATCTCCCATTCCTTGATCACGACGGATCCCGTAAGGCGGGTCCGTCACGACCGCGTCGACCTTCCCGAGGTGCGGCATGATTTCCATGCAGTCGCCGAGATAGAGTTCGCATTGGCCGATGACCTCGACACGCCTCGCCGCCGCGCAACGCTCGCGAAGCAGGCGCGCGCGGTTTGCGGCAATCCAGACGTTATAGCTTTCAAAGCCATCCTTCTGCGCATCGTAATCGTCGGTCATGGCGCTTCCTCACGCATGCCATGCGCCCAGAACCGGCCGTGCTCGTCGGCGGGGCCCAGGAACATGCCGCGTTCCACCAGCGCCGCGACCAGGGCGTCGCCCGTGCTTGGCCGAACGCCGAGCAGCCGGCGCAGCTCGCCGGCCGTGATGAACTTCAGCCCCGTGGCATAGGCCACTGCCTCGTCCAGCCGTTCCGCAACACGCTCCTCCACCGTCCGCCGCGGCGTCTCGCGGGCGAATTCCACGTCGACGACCGGGCCCATCACCACCGCCGGGGAGACATTGCCGCCGGCTCCTGGCAGCAGCGCCGGCGCATCGGCAAAGCGCGCCCAGTCCACGCGGATCACCCGCGTTTCCTCGCTGCCGTAGCTGCCGTCCTCGTTGCGCTCCCAGATGAACCAGCCGGTATTCATCTGGCTGGAGGCCTTCTTTCCCTCCCAGCCGTCGCGGTGCATCATCGGCAGGCGCCGGGTGAAGACATAGACCCGGCTCGGCGGGTTCTCGTCCATCACGAAGCAGCGGTCCGGATCGTCGAAGCCGGCGAGGAAATTGAGGTTGAGCAGCAGCGCCATCTTGCCCGGCCGGAAGGCTCTCAGCGCATGGGCGATATAGGCATTGGCGATGCCGTAGGGCGGGTTGGTGACGATGTCCGCACCAACGCCCTCGCCCTCCGCCAGCATGGCCATGAAATCGCCGACCTGCTGCAACTCGCCGTGCTGCGTCGCGACACCGCGATCGACGAGATCGGAGATCCGCACCTCATAGCCCGCCGCCTCGAGCGGCCGCAGGATCGCCCCCTTGCCGACGCTCGGCTCCAGCACGGTCCCGGAAAAGCTTTCGAGCGCCAGCAGCGTGCGCATGGCCTCTGCCGGCGTTTCGTAGAGGTCGTCGCCGCGTTCGTCCTTCGTCGCGGTCTTGGTGCCGATCGCGTGGCCGGCGGCGCGTTTCAGCCCCGCCCGGCTCGGCTCCAGCCCCTCGTCGAGCCGCGCTTCCACCACCCGCTCGATAAAGCCGGGCTCCGCCCGCTCGGCATTGCGGATGCTGCGGGCCTCGTGCAGGCGCCGCTTGTCGATCCCGACCTCTTCGAGCGTGAAACGGTCCTCGTCATGGACCGTTTTCTGCCGGCCACCACGCGAGAGCTTGCCGTTCACCTGCGCTTCGTCCACTGCGTCGGCCATCGCCACATAGCAGAGGCTTTCGATCTTGAGCGCATCGGCCTGCATGCGCCGCGCCTTGTCGATCAGTTCGCGGCTCGCTTTCACCTTTTCCGCATAGGCGCCCGCCGCCTTGGCCTGCTCATAGGCCCCGGAGGAGAGCAGCAGCGCGGCCTCGACATCGCCGGCGGAAAGCGCCGTGCGCGCCCGCTCGATCGTGGCGACGAGTTCGGAGGAGTCGGCAGAGATCGGGGCGAGTGCGTTCATGCCTCGCTCCGGTCGTCGTCAGCCTGCAGCCGATACCCGATAATGTCGTGCCGCGAGCCGGAAAGCTCCCATTCAAAGTCGCTCGCCTTTCCTTCGACGATGCGCCCGGCTTCGGTCATAATGACGACTTCGGTGTCGCCATCGACCGGCATTGCGCCTCCGGTCCATTCGATCCAGCCCATCACCGCCCCCATCCGCTGTCGTCGATCAGCGCACAGACCTCGCGCTCCGGCATGCCGAGATGCCGGGCGATCGCCCAGGTCGACCACTTTTCCGAAACGAAGAGGTGCAGCACGCGCTCCGTCTGCGCCTGCCGCACCAGCAGTTCCCGCCGTGTCTGATGTTCGGAGGCCGCGATCATCAATGCGCGCCCCTCTTCTGGGCCGAGATGTCGGCCGCGCGTGCCTCGCCGAGCGCCAGATCGAAGAGATCGCGGATCTCCTCGTCCGTCATGTCGTGGCAGACGCAGACGAGCACTGCGGACGTCATCGCCGCCCCGATCGAGGCCGCCCTGTCGCCGGCCAGCGCCAGCGCCGTCATCTTCGTTGTCAGGTCCCTGATCTCGTCTGCTGTCTCGTCGGCCATGGCGCCCTCACCGCATCAGTGCATCGAGCCGCGCCAGCTCCCGCTGGGCCGCGACGATCCGCTTGCGGATGGCGAGGCGCTCGCCGGCGTCGATCCGGGAATCGTCGATCGCCGTTGCGACCTCGCGCACCACATCGTCGAGAATGGCGTTGAGCCGAAGCACGGCGGTCGGCGTCACGTCGGCGGGCGCATGTACGCCGTCACGCCGCACGAGGCCGGAAAAGCTTTCGAGGAGGAAAGGATGTCCGCTTGCCCGGTCGAGCCGGACGGCGAGATCGAGACGAATGAAGTTCTGCCGCCACTCCTCGTTGGGAGAGGCGTATTTCGTCAGCGTCGAGGAGCCGATCGAAAGCGCATCGGCCGCGCGGCTCACGCCGCCCACGGCTTCTATGCTCGCGGCTGTCGCGGCCTTGATCGCGCCGGCATCTTCACAGGAAAAAGAAAACACGAAAGCACCCCTGATTTCGGTCAAGGAAAAAATGATCTGAAAGGATTCCGTGAACGGCGCATCCGCGCGCCGTAGGGTCAGGCCGTCACATCACGGAGGCCCGCATGCATTCGGCATCATCAAATCGACCAGAGCGCCAACTTTTCCGGACGGCACCCGTACAGGCCGCCAGGCCGTCCGAGCCCGTGCGAGGCGCCCGCGCAGGCCAGCGCGAAGCGCGACCGGCCGCGAGCGAAAATAACCCTTCCCCGTCATTCCGCGGCCTCCGGGATAATCACAGGCCGCGGCACGTCGGCGGGCCATTCGGCCCCTTCTGGCCACTGGCGCGAAAACCACGCGATTACCTCGTCGTATTTCTTTACCGTGAATGTCGCGCCGTCGCGGATGCGGGAGAAGAAACGGCCGTCGGCGGCACATAGCCTGCCGATCGTGGAATCGCTGAGAGATGTCGCCGCGCCATAGGCGCTCGCCAGTTGCAGCAGGTTTGATGCCAGAGCCTTTTCCATGCGGCTCTTATAATGGGATCAATTCAACTTTGCAATGGGATTTATCCTCTTTCCCCATTCGTGGGAAAAATACTACGGTCACGCCATGACAAACGCTTTGCAAACAATCGTTAAGACACGGCTCGAAGAGCTGCAGATCGGTCCCATTGAAGCCGCCACGAAAGCGGGCCTCGAGCGGACCTTCATTCGCGATATCGTCGAGGGCAGGAAGAAGGCCGTCCGGCACGACAAGATCGCCGTTCTCGCAGCTGCGATTCGCGTCGACGCCGCAGCCCTGGGCCGCAACGAACTGGTGCGCCTGTCGCCGGACGATCTTGCACCAGCGCCAATCGCAGGATCAGACGCGACCGTCGCGACCAGCGCACCCGCACTTCCGCCCAGGCAGTCAATGCCCCTCGACATTCCGGTTATGGGCACGGCGGCCGGCTCGCTCAGTCGTGGCGCGTTCCAGTTCGAAGGCGGCGTCGTCGATTACGTCCGCCGCCCGCCGGCGCTCGTCGGCGCGCGGGATATCTACGCCCTCTTCGTCGAGGGCTCGTCCATGGAGCCGCAGTTCTTCCCCGGCGACCTGATCTATGTGAACCCGCATCGCCCGCCGCGCATCGGCGATATCGTCGTCGTCCAGTGCAGCAATGGCGAACATGCGCCCAACGAGGCCTCTCTCGGCATCTACCGCCGCCGATCGGAAAAGGCCGTCGTCATCGGCAAGCGCAATCCCGTCGCGGAGATCGAGCTGATGCGCGACCACGTGACGGCGATCCACCGCGTGCTGACGATGAACGAATTGTTCGGGGTCTGAACCGTCTTGCCAGCGGATAAATTGCCTTCTACTCTCCGCACAATCATGCGGGGAAAGGGGCAAGATCATGTCAATCAGTACCGAAAAGCAGATCCTCATCGAGCAACGGGTGACCAATGAGGCGAAGTCGCTCGGCGTTGCCTATCTGCTCTGGTTTTTTCTGGGCAGTTTCGGCGCGCATCGCTTCTACCTCGGCAGGCCGCTCTCGGCTATCCTCATTCTCGTTCTGATTTATGGCGGATGGTTCGCTATGATCAGCAAGAACCATTATGGAGCATTCATGCTGATGGCCGGCGTGTTGTTTTTGCTATCCGATCTCTTTTTTATTCCCAGCATTGCGTCCGCGTGGAAGAACGATGTCCGCAAGCGATTGATGGCCGAAGCGGAAAGGACATCAGCATGAAGCGCATCGTCTTAATCCTGCCGCTCGCCCTCTCCGCTTGCGGAACCGTTGCACAGAACAGCGATGTTGGCCTTGTTCACACCGGTCTCGCCGGCCCGGTCAAGATCGCCGACAATGCCGTCGTCGAGATCGTCGATGGCGGTCCGCCGCTGACGGACGAGAAGCAGCGCGTCATGGGCACCAGCTGCCGCAACAAGCTATGGGATGCACCCCCGAGCAAGGAAAATGCCATTGCCCTTATGAAGAGGCAGGCGGCAGATCGCGGCTATAATGCCGTGCATTCCGTCAAGGTCTTTTCCGATCCATCCGCTCTCGCCAAGAATTGCTGGTCTGCACTCATCGCGAGCGGCATAGCCTTTTCAAAGGAACAACCCTGAGCAACGACTGCAAATCGCGTCACGTTTTTAGCTATATTCAGTAATTTCGAGGGGCGGAATACCGCCCCTTTTTTTGTTGCGCTCAATTCGCGTCACACGACTTCCGTGAGTCCGTTACAACGTCTGCGTGGGTAATTTTCAATTCCCCCGTTGACGCATGGGACATTTCCCACTATCTTCCCCTCATCCCGCCTCCCCCTCCTCCCAGGGCGGGATGACCGCAAGTCCCCGCCGCCGGCTTCCACCCCCTCGGCCGGCGGCGGGCGGTCGAAGGGAGGATCACAACGAGTGGATGACGCCTATGCCTGCAAGGAAGAACACCGAGACCAGCACCATCGCCGAACGGATGGCGAATTTCGCAATCGAGACCGGCGAGGGCATGACCCGCCTCGACCTCAAGCGCCAGGGTTTCACCGAAGAAGAGATCGAAGCCTTTTCCCACGAAGCCGCGATCATCGTCGCCGAGCGCACCACCCGCCGCGTCGCCTAACGCATCCGCTCCGGTTTCCGCAGCTTTTCCGCTGCGGTTTCCCGAACGGATGGGCCGTTCCGATAGGAGAAGCAGCAATGAAGAAGTTTCAATTCAATCTTTACGACAAGGTGATGCTCGCCAAGTCCGGCGAGAAAGGCGAAGTCATCGGCGTTGCCGAATATTCCCGCCGTCCGCCCAGTTTTCTCGTTGAATACGTCGCCGCAGATGGCCGTCAGGTTGATGCGTGGTTTGACGCAGAAGCGCTGCAGAACGTCCTCGCCGATCGCGCCGTGCGCGGCGCATGACCTGATCCGCTCCGGTTTCCGCAGCCTCCCCGCTGCGGTTTCCCGAACGGATGAAGGAGGCACATCATGCTCCGCTCGCAGTCCATCGCATTTTCCGCCCGCCCGCCCGCCCCGCGCCCGGCCAAGCCTTCGCGCGCTCGGCCTTTATCTCCGCCGGCCGGATATCGAGCTTGCCGCCGCCGGCGCCATCGCGCTCGCCCTCGGCTTCTTCGCCGCAACGCAGATCTGAGGCGCGCCATGGCAACGCTGACCATCCACATCGACGAGGCGACCGAGGCGCGGTTGCGCCAGATCGCCGAGGAATGCGGCTTTCGCGAAATCCAGGCGCTGGCGGAATACGCCGTCGCAGATGCGGCGCGGGACTATTTCGCGCCGAAGCACCGCGCGGACCGCGATCCTGTCCGGCAGGAGGCGCCCCATGTCCCCGCTCATTGAGGCTCTTTCCGTTGCCGCCGGCCACCCCGGCGCCGTCATCGCCGCATCCGTGGCCGGCGCGGCGCTTGCCACCGCAGGCTATTTCGGCTTCCGCATCGTCCACGACAGCCGCAATGCACCGCGCGTCGCCGCAGCCGAGCTGCGCTGCGCGGAAGCGCAGGCGGCGATTTCCTACGCCATCACCTTGCCGGTCTTCGACGCGCGCAAGTTCATGAACACCTTTCTCCACGGCGATCCCCGCATGGTCGTCAACCTCTGGCCGGACTGGCCGGACTGGCGCGACCGCTACATCGCCGTCGAGATGGACACCAGGCTCTAGACGAGGACAGATCAGATGACGTCACGCACAGCACCTCCGCGCAATCCGATCGCCGATGTCATCGGCGAGCGCAACCGCCAGATCACCAAAGAGGGCTGGACGGAGGATCACGACGACCAGCACACAGGCCGCGAACTGGCCGCCGCGGCGGAAGGCTATCTCGCCTCCGCCATCTCCCGCGCCGATGGCGAGGATGTTTCCGCCCCGCCGGAAGGCTGGCCCTTTGCGCCGGAATGGTGGAAGCCGAAGGGCTACTATGCCGACCTGAAACGCGCCGCAGCCCTCATCCTCGCCGAGATGGAGCGCATCGATCGTCTGGCGGAGCGCGAAGGCTGCCGCTGCGAAGCCTGCAACGAACCGCTCTATGACGGCGATCCCTATTTCGGCGATGACGTCAATGGCGGCGCCTATCATGACCACTGCCTGGGCGACGATATCGACGCCTTTACCGATGGCGAAGGCAACCCCTTGCCGCCCGGCACGCCGCGGCCGGCGCCGTCGCGCTATACCGTGTGAGGGGCTGACCATGGCGCACCTCTGCACCATCCTGCCCTTCCCCGCCCGCCGCTTGGGCCCGCGGGCCGCCCTTCCGCCGGTGGATGATTTCGCCGTCGAGCAGCTCGGTCACGCCGAGGACCACCTCGCCGTCATCACGGCGGATATCGAGGTCGCGCGGGAAAGCGCACTCTCCGGCATCCGCCTCGAGGGCCTCGGCGGCGTGCGCAGCGGCCGCACGCTGCTCTGGGCCTGCCGGCTCGTGCTGACCATCGTCAACCTGCGCGGCAATCCGGAGGAGGATCACGATCTCTCCCGCGCCGCCCGCGCCTGGCTGCAGAGAAGGGGTCAAGCGAATGGCTGATCGTCCTATCCTTTTTTCCGCACCGATGGTCCGCGCGCTGCTGGACGGCAGGAAGACGCAGACGCGCCGCGTGATAAAGCCACAGCCGCCGGAAGGAGTCGTTCGCCATTGCTGGTTTGATGCGCCCCTCTACGGCTTTACCAGAGACACCGATGTGACAAATGATTGGCACGTCGCGCGGCTTCTTGCCTACAAAGGCGACCGGCTTTGGGTAAAGGAAAAGTACCGCATTAGGTCGTGGGACGAAGACGGAGATATATGGATCACCTATGAGGCAGACGGGGCCAATAGCCGTCGGCTCACGGCTGACGACGATGGTTTCTTTGAGCGCCTTTGTGCGAAAGTCGAGAAGGCTGGCGCAGAGACTGACGACACCGGAAACTACATCAATATTCCCGCACGCGTCTTGTCCAAGCCATCAATCTTCATGCCTAGATGGGCGTCACGTCTCACTCTGATCGTCACTGACGTACGGGTTGAGCGGCTGCAGGCCATCAACGAAAGAGATGCAGTCGCCGAGGGTTGCCTGCCGGACGACACGAGCCTCAACCCACAACACATCGGGCCGGCGACTTCGATCTACGCTCACCTATGGGACAGCATCAACGGCCCAGGCGCGTGGGATGCCAACCCGTGGGTTGGCGCATACACCTTCACCGTCCACCGATGCAATATCGATCGCATGACGCGCGGAGACGCCAATGGCCGCTGAAACCAAGCCTGAGGCCGCCAGTCCGCTCATCACCTTCCGGGTGCATTTCGCCGGCGGCGACAAGATCGACGTCATGGGCGCCGACGCCGCCGATGTCCGCCGCACGGTCGAGAGACAGTCGGCCCAGAAGATCGAGAAAATCAAGCGCGTCAGGGAGAATGACTGATGGCTGACGGTACTAAGATCGAATGGACCGATGCGACGTGGAACCCGATCACCGGTTGTTCCGTCGTCTCTCCCGGCTGCACCAATTGCTACGCGATGAAGCTCGCCGGCACGCGGCTGAAGAACCACCCGAGCCGCAAGGGCCTGACAAGGGACACCAAGGCCGGCCCGGTCTGGACCGGCGAAGTGCGCTTCAATGCTGAATGGCTAGACCAGCCGCTGCGCTGGACGAAACCGCGGATGATCTTCGTCTGCGCCCATGGCGACCTCTTCGCCGAAGGCGTGCCGGACGAATGGATCGACCAGGTCTTCGCCGTCATGGCGCTCTGCCCGCAGCATACGTTTCAGGTACTCACCAAGCGGCCGGAGCGGATGCGGGAGTATCTGAAAGCACTGCCTGCCAGATCCGGCGCCGTCGGAAAATGGGCGGCTTGGCATTGGGGCGCGCAGGATCCCGATGCCCTGCATGACCAAGTCTCTGATGCTGTCCGGACGCCCCTGCCCAATGTCTGGCTCGGCGTCTCGGTCGAGGACCAGCGCCGGGCCAAAGAGCGCATCCCGATCCTGCTCGATACCCCCGCCGCGATCCGCTGGATCAGTGCCGAGCCGCTGCTGGGGCCGGTGGATATTCGACAGTGGCAGCACGACTATGGCTGTGGCTGCGGCTGGGGCGGAGTTTCCCCGCTGGATTACTGCCACGAGTGTGGGTGGCGCGGGATCGCTCCCGGAAAACATGTCCCGGAGAACTGCCCGGAGTGCGGGTCAGCAATTGAAGACTATCAGGCATGCCCGGAATGTGACGGCCACGATGGCGATGGATTGAGTTTCGGACCCAATAGCAAACCCCATCTCGACTGGGTCGTCGCCGGCGGCGAGAGCGGGCCGGACGCCCGCCCTATGCATCCAGACTGGGCCCGGTCGCTTCGCGACCAGTGCGCCGCGGCCGGCGTGCCGTTCCTGTTCAAGCAATGGGGAGAGTGGGCGCCTCGAGGACCTGAAAGCCTCGGCTATCCGGTCGTTGAAGACGTCCGCACGGCCCGCCTGACAGATCGCGGCGAGAACGGAAGCGATCTCGCCGCCTCCGGAGAAAATCACGTATGGATGCAGTGCCTTGGCAAGCGCCGCGCCGGCCGCCTGCTCGATGGCGTCGAGCACAATGGCTACCCGGAGGTGCGCCATGCTTAACATCGCCATCACCCTCCAGCCGGCGCTGGCCGAGACGCTCCAGCAGGCCGCGCACCGCCACGGCATCAACCGTTGCCAGGTCATCCGCGAGGCGCTGCAGCTCTGGCTCCAGCTCGACGGCGTCATGACCGAGGGAAAACGCCTCCTCGTCGCCGGCGACGGCGAGGAAAAGGAAATCCTGCTCGTCGGCCTCACCCCCGCAATTCGCCCCGGACGTCAGGAGAAACGGACATGACGAGAACCGAGACTGCTCCGCGAGCAGATGACTGGTCTGTTGACGACACGATCTGCGCCCGCACGATCCTGAATTATCTCGGTATCGCGGATGATACGAGCCTTGATCCCTACGCCGACAGGCGACGCGCGAAGGTCGCGGCGTTTATCGCTGATCGCGTTCAGGATGCAACCGATGATCTTTTGCAATCCGCCCTGCGGGATCAATCCATCGCCAATCTCTCCGGGATCGACGAAGCCATGGATATCATGCGCCATGTCGTCGAGTGGCTCCGGGAGGCCGTCGACAGGCAGCAGAGCTCCGCCACCACTGCCGTCGAAGCTCCGAACAGTCGGCCCTTGGTGACGCACATTCGGCCGGCGCGAGACGGAGATCCCATTTGCTACGCATGGCAGGTTTGCGCCAGCGGCGAGGAAGGTGCCGTTCCAGTCTACGAAGACAAGAACGGCCGACACATCGTTGACATGACGGACATCAGTGATCTCCGCAAGCGCATTGCGTCGGGGATCTTCGATCCCGGCGCAACCGAGGGTCTGGAGGGCGATCGTGACCTGACGACATGGCAGACGGACGCCGTGATGCGCGTGCTCGGCGTGAACATCGACAGGATCGCGGAGGGATCGGACAATGGCTGATCTTCTGCCCTGCCCGTTCTGCGGCGGTGAAGCCGAGCAGGACTTCCAGCAGGCGTATCGATCCATGCAGACCGGTCGCATCGATCATGGCGCTGCGGTCTACTGCACAGGGTGCAACGCCAACATGATCATGTGTCGAGGGGATCATCCGGATCTTTCTGACGAGGAACGCATGGCGGTCATGGTCGAAGACTGGAACCGCCGCACACCCGCGCCCCTATCGATTGTGGAGGGGATACACCTGACGCTCACCAGAGCGCTAGGCATGTACGGCGCAGCATATGATCCTCCTGGGCCTCATCGCGCCTACACTTACGAACATCAACCGGGCAATGGTGTGGCGTGGAATATTGGCTGTGCTGTCTCAGCCTTGAAGCAGCACTACTCGGGTGATGCGATCGATGTCGGCCTGTACCTGCTGAAAGAGATGCAAGCGCGCGGTCTTGGCGTTTTTGAAGTCGAGCCAAAGGCTGTCGAGGCAGAACCATCCCCCCAATCGAATGTGCGGGGAACCATCACGCCCCAGATGATCCGCGACACGGCGGGCTGGGAGCAAATGGAGGATGAGCTTCGGGAGACACTGAGGCACGCCGCCAACGCGCTGGAATCCATTGAGGCAGAACGCGCCGAGCAGTGGCGCCTGCGGCGGGAAGCAGAAGGAAGTAGGGACGCTGCCAGAGCTGCTGCATACACACTTCGTATCGAGCGTGACAATACACGTTCTGCACTCAAATTGGCGATCGACCACATTGAGCATATGGCCGCATGGTTTTCCGGCAAAGGAACCGGCTACTCCTTCGAAAACCTCGGCGAAGACATGCCAGGCATCAAAGCCGCCCTTGCCACCACGGAGGCCCCATGACCCTCGACGAGGCGCGCGCGATCTACAAGCGGGCCGAGGTCACGGCCGGTTTCGCCTCGGACGAATGGGTGCGGCTGCACGATGCCGAAGTCGGCCGGCCGCAGATCGGCGCCCGCGATTCCATGACCGGCGAGGTGCAGGTGCTGGCGACCGTCGAGCGCGGATGCGCCTTTGACGACGAGGAGCTGCTGTTCAATGCGCCCATCTTCCTCCGCGCCGTCCTCACGGTCGCGCAAGAGGCGTTCGAGGTGATCCGCCGCCAGAAGCGCGAGATCGAGCAGCTGCAGGCGAAGAAGGAGAAAGCAAGCCTCGCCCAGCAATGCGCCATCGCCTGCGGCGACGCGGCCTTCCTGCGCTGGCTCTTCGAGGTCCACGGCGTCGAGACGACCGACCGCATCCACATCGCGACCCGCGTGCGCACCATGCTCGCCGTCCAGTCGCGCGCCGAACTCGACACCGACCCCGCCGCCGCCGCCCGCTGGCGGAGGATGTATGGCGACTTCAAGCAATGGATGAAGGGCCGATGAGCAGGGGAGCCTTCCGTCAGGCCGATATGGAGCGCATAATCCGCGCCGCCAGGAACCAGGGCGCCGCCGTGCAGATCGATATCCGCTCCCTCGTGGTCACGCTCATCCCATCGGCAAGGAGGCGGGATGACGAGACGGATGCGGAGGAGAATGCCGGCGTGCTTCCGCCTGGCGCACTTGCCCCAGATGGAAAGGAAAATTGGGATGAGGACTGACAGACCGGGATATCAATACCGGCGCAACAAGGACGGGACGCCCGTCCACTACTGGAATCCGAAGCGGGCGGTCAAATCCGCCCCTTCGTTTTTGTCGGCGGTCCGTCTCGCCGATGGCCTGACGGACGAGCAGATCGCCGTGGAATGCCGCCGGCTGACGGAAGAGCTGCGGCGCGATCTCGATAAGCGCGACATGCCGCCAGCCTATGACGGCACGATCAAGTCGCTGATCGCGTGCTACAAGGATGATCCGACCGCGACCCTGCGCAAGGTGAAGCACTCGACGCGCATCCGCGACTATGAGCCGAGCCTTCGTGTTCTCGAAAAGGCGGTCGGCGAGCGACGCATCGACAAGCTCCGGGCCTCCGATTTCTCCAGGTGGTTCGACAACTGGCGAAAGCGGGGCCACAGGAGGGCGGCAGGCGCGATCAAGCTCCTGCGGGTCATCCTGACCTATGGCGCCGGAGAGCGGCTCGCGGGATGCGGCCAGGCGCGCGAAATCCTCGCCAACATGCGCTTCGAGCAGCCAGCCCCTCGCATGACGGCGATGAGCTACGACCAGTGCCTCGCGATCGTGAAGATGAGCGCCGAGATGGAATGCCCGTCCGTCGGTTTCGTCGAGGCGCTCAAGTTCGAGACGGCCTTGCGACGGATCGACGTGATCGGCGAATGGGCACCGACGCCGGAGGGCGGGCCGTTCCGCTGGCGCGGGCTGACGGCCGGAGACATCTCGAAGGAGATGATCCTGAAGGTCAGGACGAGCAAGACCGGCGCCGAGGTCGCGCGCGACCTGAAGGTGCTTCCGCTGGTGCAGGAGGCATTGAAAGCCTATCGGCTTCCGGAGATCGGGCCGGTCGTGCTGGACGAGGATACCGGCAAGCCGTACTGGGACAATCGCTATACCGAGAAGTTCCGCAAGGTGCGGGACAAGGCGGGCGTGCCGGCCGACGTATGGTCCATGGATTCCCGCGCCGGAGCAGTGTCGGAAACCGTGGAGGCGACGGGATCGCTCGAAGCGGCCCGCGAACTCGCCACCCATGCCACCACGAAGATGACCCGCCGCTACAGCCGCGGCGACGGCCTCGAATCAAGCCGCAAGGTCGCAGAGGCACGAACCAAGAACCGTCAGTGA